CGTGCTGTCGTAGGTGCCGTCGCCGTTGCTGTCGACCTTCAGTGACGTGACCGAGACGAGGTCGTTGAACACGCCCAGCTCGAGCTCGCACGGGTCGTCGACCTCGAAGTAGCGGGCGACCGGACTACCGGTGGTGCCGTCGCGGTAGAAGTGGCGTCCGCAGTGCCGGTCAATCTGCCGCGACACAGCGGTCACGATGTCGTTGAGGATGCCGAACTGGTCGGTGTACTGCCGGCCGATGTAGTCCTGTGCCTGTTGTCCTGTGAGGTAGCCGTTGACGACAGCCATTCAGGTCACCTCCAGGCGACAGCGCGTACGTCGTCGCCTGCGACGTCGAGCGAGTAGGAGAAGAACGACCGGTCGAGCACCTGGGCGAGCGCGTCGGGATCGATGTTCTGGTAGTGCTCACCGGCACGCACCGGCCCGCCGTCGAGAGCAGAGTGGGGTTCGCGGCCGGGGCCGGCGGCGGTGAACACGAACACACCGTCGGGCTTCAGCATGTGCGCGATGTGCGCGATGTGTTCGGGCCACTCAGGTGTGTGTTCGGCAACCTCGAGGTGGAGGGCGACGTCGAACAGGTCGACCGCTCCGTAGTCGAGGACGTCACCGACCCATGTGACCCGGGGGCCTTCGATGAGGTCAAGGACTTCCCAGAACGAGTGGGGGTGGAACAGTGCGCCGGGGTGGCCGTTGATGTCGCGTCCGCCGACATCGAGGATGACGGCCGGTTCGGTGACCGGTGTGGCGCAGCGGGCTACCCATTCCATCGCCGCTGCGTGCATCAGATCAGCTCCGGTTTCCGCCACCACACGACATGCACAACGCAGGCGAGGAGTAGCCACTGGGGTGGGATGACTTGGGCGGCGGCGAGCGCCATAGCGGGGCCACGCTCGAGCAGGGCGACAGCGGCGAGGGAGAGGGCCATCGCCGGGAGATCGACACCGACGGGGCGTGCAACGGGCGGGCCGAGCACACCGGGCAGCGCCAGCAGCAGCACCGTGGCAGCGCCTGCGATGCGCCAGTCGTCGGTGCGACCGTACGACCATGACCACATGGCGACGGCTGCGAGACCCCATGACGTGAGCCACACAGCCCGCCAGCGTGACAGGTTGTCTCGGCACACCTTGGGGAGCAGCCATCGGAGGTGGAACGGGCGGGCCACACGCTCGCCTTGACCGGCGAGCAGGTAGCGGGCGGAGTCAGGACCCAGCTGCACGGAACGCCTGCTGGAGCCGGTACGTGTCCTCATCAAGGAACACACCACCCTTGTCGTGCGTCGTCTTTACGCCCGTGTCGACGTGCATCGGGATGTCGCACGATTTGAGCCGGATGCAGAACGACAGGTCCTCACCGAACTTGCCGGCGCCTTTCGGCTTCGGGACGTGGTCGAACCAGGTGTCACCGCACTTGTCGCGCACCGATTGGAGCGCCGTTCGGTGGATCAGTAGGCAGGCTGCGCCGGTGCCGTCGACCGGGAACACGCTGTCGGGCGGGTAGTCGAACATCGGGGTGAACCCGACCTCGTCATCCACTTCGGCCATCAGGTAGATCGTCGGCTGCGCCCGGTAGCGGCGGGCGAACATCGGGCCGACACCGTCGGACTTGAGCGCGAACGCCAACCCTCCGACCACGGGCCGAGACGCGGGGTCAGCTGAACGGACCAGGGCGTCGACCGTGTCAGGGGCGAACCCCATGTCCGAATCGACGAACCAGAGCCATTCGGCCTGCGTCTCGTCGAGCATCACCTGGCAGCACTTGTTCCGGGCTGCGTAGATGTTGTCGGCGCCGGCCTCTTTGTGCATGTGGCCGAACTGGTGCGACACGACCCGCTTGTTGTGCGCGACGTCGTAGAACAACAGGTCGATGAGCGACGCTCCGAAACACGCCGACCATTCGCCGGGTGACAGGTGGGCGACGATCGCCGTTCCCGGCTTCACCGCTTGCGGCGCACGGCGCGCTTCTCGCCCGGTGCGGCGGTGGCTTGTTCGACCGGTTCGGTGAACATCCACGGGAACGCTGCGACGATCGGGTCGTCGTCGGCGTAAGGGTCGCCGTCGCGGACCATGACCGGTACACCGTTGTGGGTGAGTACCGCTGTGCGCGTCGCTGTGACCATCGGCAGGAACCTCCGAGGGCAGGAAGGTGGCAGGAGTGAGCGGCGCCGTTCCTGCCTGGACGGCGCCGCTCACGATGTGACGTCGGTCAGGCCGAGGTCTTGTCCTGGAGCAGACGGAACGCGAGGTCGTTCACGCTGTCCGAACCGGTGCGCCAGTTGGCGTACCAGCCGACGCGACCGTCGGGCAGGTTGTTCGACGTGTTGAACATCACGGGGATGTACTGCACGCCGAACGAACCGGGCTTGTCGACGATCACGAAGTTCGTGAAGTCACCGAAGACGATCCGGTTGTCACGCACCGTCGTGGTGGTGGTGGACGGGGCGTCGTCGGACTCGACCACGGGACGGTTGTAGAGCTGCGCCGTGGTGCCCTCGGTGATGTTGGTGCTGTACTTGTTCGACAGCGCCGTGCCGAGGTTCTGGATCTCCAGAGCCCAGATCGGGTTCATCAGCCACGCAGAGCGGCCACGGAACCGGACGGGCACCGAGCGGTACACCTCGTCGAGGTCCTCCTTGAACAGCGCCGCGGCGGTGTCCGAGACGATCTCGACGTTCGTGTTCGCGTCGAGAGCCGTGAAGATGCCGGTCGGCTGGTCGGTGCCGGTGCCGGTCGCGTGGGCTGCGCCCTCGAGCCGGTCCTTGGCGTCGGCGAACATCATCAGCAGCTCGCCGGCCAGACCGGGGATGTCGTCCGCGGATTCGAGCGACGCCTGGATGAACGCCTGCGCCTTGTGCACCGGGATGCTCTCGCGCCCGAACGTCGGGGAGTCGTCGGACACCTCGGCGAGCTGGGCGTCGAACGACGCGGTCACGCCAGCGGAGGTGATGCCCTGCCACGACGTGTCACCGGGGCGGGACAGGGTGACGACGCGGGAGATGCCGCGGATCGCGTTGGACGAACCGGAGTTCGTCAGGATGACCGTCGGGTCGAGGTGCGTCGGCACCAGGTAGTTGCCGTTCGCGTCGGTGACGGTCGAGAGCGCGGTGCGCTCCTCCTCGGAGAGCCGGATGTGCTGGCCGGTGACGGCCTTCGCCCACGCCGACTCGTACACCTCGGACGAACGGACGATCAGCCCACGAGCCCATGCGGCGTCGGCCTTGTGGCGCAGCGCCAGCTTGCGGACGTGCTCCATGTTCTCCGGGTCGTCGACCTTGCCCTCGAGGGAGCGGGTCAACGCGTCGGCGAGCTGGTTCGGGGTCGCGGCGCGATCCTCGAGCACGTCGGACGGTGCGGGGGCGGCGATGACCTGGAGGGTCGGGCGCTTGGCGCGCTCGGCGGTACGGGTCTCGATCTCGACCAGCTCGGCCTCGCGGGCGTCGAGCGCGGTCAGCGTCTCGTCGAACGCGGCGAGCTCGGCGGTGCGAGCCTCGACCTTGGCGGTCTCGTCGGGGTCGAGGGAACGGGTCTCGTCGACGGCGGTGCCGGCGATCGCTTCGAGCTCCTCGATGGCTGCGGTGCGCTTCGCTTCGATCTCGGCGATCTCGGCGCGCAACAGGTCCAGTGCGTGCATGGCGGTTCTCACTTTCGGGGGGTGCGCGCAGCGCGTGACGCTGCGGCGAGGGCTTGTACGGCACGCGGGTCGGTGCCTTCGGAACCCGAGGTGCCCTGTTGGGCGGCGTCGGGGGGTGACGTCGAGGTGCCCGAACGGGCGGCGTCGACGCCGAGGTCTGTGAGGAGGCGGGCGCGTTGGGTGTCGTCGAGGTCGGCGAGTAGCGACCGCACTCCGACGCTGGTCGCGTCGTAGGCGGGGAACACGACGGGGCCGAGCTCGAACAGCTCGACCTCTTTGATGGTGCGGACGGCGATGTCTGCGCTGTCGTCCCACTCTTCGCGCACGACACGGAACCGGAATGACATGCCATCGATCGCGCCTCCGGCGATCGCTTGGCGGATCGGTTCCACTCGCGGGTTGTCGAACATGCGGGCCGAGACGAACAGCCCCTTGGAGTCCTCACGGATCTCCTGCACCGCGGCGATCGGTACCGATCCGGTGGCGATGTCGTGGCCGTGGTCGAACTGGACGACGGGGGTGCGTTCCTTGAGCGTCTTCGCGAAGGCGCCCTTGGCGATCACCTCGTCGAACGTTCCTTCCCACGAATCGATGCGGGTCGGCGAGTCGAACACGGCGCCGTAGCCTTCGAGGGTGAACCCGTCGTCAGACGCACGGGTCTCGAACGTGACGGCGCGTGTGAGTAGCGCCTTGGGTGCGTCGGTCATTGGGGCACGTCCTGTGGTGCGGTGGCGGGCGCGGGGATGCCGGGTTCGTCGTACTGCTCGCCGAACGGGAGTTCGTCCTCTTGAGCGCGAACCTCGTTGACGGTCATCGTCTGGTTCTTGAGCCGGCGGTCCTGGATCAGCGACCGGGAGTCGGGGTCGGAACGGAGGAACGCGTTGCGGTTGAACCGTGCGAACTGGGGTCGTGGCAGGAGCCGTGTGAGCGCCTTCTCGATGCGGACCAGGTGCCCCTCGAGGCTGTGCTTCAGGTAGGCGAGGTCGGCCTGCGACACGTTGGCGTAGGTGACCGACTGACCGGAGGTCGCGGCGTAGATCATCGACGGTGGCACACGCCAGAACCGGCACGACTCCTCGGTCGCGAACCGCATCAGGTCGATGAACTGCGAGTCGTTCGGGTCGACCATGATCGGGTCGACCTTCAGGCCGGCGCCGATGACCGCCGGTTCGCGGTTGCCCTTCGTGGCACGGATCAACGCCTTCTTGATTCCCTCGGCCTGCTCGGGCGTGAGGACCGTTTCGGAGGAGACGATCATGCCGGGGTGTGCGCCGTCGCCGAAGAACCGGGCGCCGAACTCGCGGGCAGCGACAGCGGACCCGATCGTCGCCTTCGCTCGCTGCACGGGGCTGTCGGCGAACGGTGAACCTGCCCGCACGAACCTGCCGGGGAGATGCCAGAGGTCGCCGAACGGGTACAGCTGACGGGTAGCGCCGGGCACGTCGACAGTGGGGACACCGTTGACCATGCGCCGGTTCGTGACCGTTTCGGGGTCGAGCAGCTCGATCGATGACGGCAGTGCACCGGAGCCGTACATGACGATCTCACCGAACGCGTTGCCGTCGGTCAACAGCGACTGCATCAGCTGGTACAGCCACACGTCTTGCTCGACCAGCGACGACGGCTGCCGGATCAGCGGCGGCGCGGGTTCGACCGGCCGGCGCACCGTGCCGGAGGAACGCACAGCGTCGAGCGGCAGGGCCGACACCGATGATGCGAGCGTGTCGATGCACGCAGACGACGCAGCGTGCGTCAACGCTGTCGACGTCGACACCGACACCGGCGAGTAGACGCCCTGGTCAGCCCACAGCGCAGCGTACTGGGAGATCGAGATGTTGTCCCGTTCCTCTGTCCCACGTCGGAGCATCCCGCCGAACATCAGCCGTCATCCTCGACGTCGAGCCCAACCAGTAGCAGGACGACACCGACAGCGATCACGCCGGCCTGCCACACCAGAGCGAATGCACCAGCGACGATCAGGACCAGGGCAGCGGCTTGGAGGACGGCGGCGAACGTGTTGCGACGCATCAGCCCTCCAACGGGGTCAGTAAGCAAAGACAGGCTTGGGGGCTTCGGCTTCGGTGGGCAGTAGAGCGCGTGCGACGGTGACAGCTTCGAGCGGGGAGATCGGCACGGTGGCATTGCGGATGTCCCACGCCCACGCGTCACCCAGCGGTCGCTCCGACGCTTCACCGACGGCAACGTCGAGCGGGCCTTGACCAGCAGGGCGGCGCAACCGTCCCTCGACCACATCGGTGTAGAACCCGCCGCACGCCGCCTTGTAGTCAGCGGTGTTCACCGGGACCAGCAACCCCGGATCGATGTCAGCGGACCGGAACGCTTCGAGCACAGACCCTGCCTGCGCGGCGGCGGGGCCAGCGTTGTTGAACCCGACCGCCAACGGCGACCAACGCTCCACAAGCTCGACCAGACGACCCGGCAACCAGCCGACACCGTCACGATGATCGACGACCACAACATACGGGTCGAGGATCGTTCCCGACCCGAGCGAGATGGACGACGACGCACCGTTCGGGTCGACAGCGAACGACACCGTCATGCAACCCGGCTCGGGTGAAACCTCGACGCCAGCAGTCTCCGCCCACTTGTCGGCAGGGATCTTCACGTCCGGTCGAGCGTCGAACGGCGGCGGAGCCCACACGCACAGATGCTCCTGAGCGAACATCTCGACACCGAGCGTCCGCAGGTCCTCCTCGAGGAACTCGATGCCGTCCTGCATCCGGCCGCAACCGATCGCAGGGTTCACGCGCCGCCAGACGACCTGGTCCAACGGGTCAGCCGGAACCTGCACGACCCGGCCCTCGTCGTCGAGATGGAACGTCTCGGCGGAATGCTCCATGAACGCGAACGCACCGGGATCATCAGAGATGGCACGCAACCGCTGCGACCACCACCACTCCGACCGACCCGCGATCCCAGCGGTGCCGGCGATGTTGAGCTGCGGGTTCTCGTTCGCGAACAGGATTGAGGTGATCGCCGACAACTGTTCGGCCGTCGCGTGCTGCGCCTCGTCGACGACCAGGCGGTCGATGTCATCGATGCCGCGACCACCGCCACCTGTACGGGTGCGGTACCAGATGATGCCGCCGTTACGCATCTCGATCATCTGCTGACCGGTACCCATCCACTTGCGCAGCACCTTGCCGCGCAAGTCGCGATGCTCCAGCAGCGACAACATCCGCTGCTGTGTCTGCGTCGCCAACAGGACCGCGTCGTGGATCGTGTGGAGGATCGCCTCGGACCGCTGCACCAGACCCCAGAACTCCGGCACCTCGAGCTCGTCGCCCTTGCCGTTCTGGCGTGCCATCGCACGACCCGTCGTCTTCGCCGCCCACCGGCCATCGG